AGCCAGTGACGGCCCTAGAACATGCGTTTATATGTAGCGATGGTTCGATAGAAGGCAAGCGGATTTGATTTAACAAATAGTCCACCCGGTGCAAGCGCGAGGGCTATTGATTAAACCAAACGAAGTATTAAACGAAAGGAAGAAAAGCCATGACCGATTTAACAATTATGCAACAAATCATTGCAGAAAAAAGCCGGGTTTATAACGAGTGTAAAGCCAATAATTATGCGCCCATAGTGCAAGCGGTTGGCTGGGAAATTAAATACTGGACTTATGACGATAAGGGCCGTCAAGAATCGCCAGAGGTCTTGTATTGGGGCGAGTCTGGCGAGCGTATAACCATGCGGCTAATCAATGCAGAACTAGCCAAAACCAAAGCACCTGATGTATGGATCGAAGGCCGCTATGACTATTACGAAACTGTATCCGCGATAGCCGATAACGAATATGAAATTGGTGATCATTGGGAAGTTCAATTAAGAGGATAGCGTTTATCAGTCAGCCTTCATTACGAGGGTTGGCGAGTAAACCAAACAGTAAAAACAAAAGGAAGTAAATTATGTCATATAAAGCAATGCAGCAAATCCGTAAGTCTATCGAAGCAGCACTAGCCAAGGGTGCGATTACCGCAGCCGAGGCCATGACGTTGACGCATCATTACCAAGTCGGTAGCCGGAACGCCAAACGCTATACCAGCACCGAAGACAAAAGATTATTAGCCAATATTGCGATGAAAGTTCGCTTAGCCGGGAAGGTATAAACCATGTCATTTAATATGTTAAAAGCTGTAAACAGAGCACATCAAACAACCTTAAATAAGCTGTACAAAGTTGACCGTCAATATAACGCCCTCGTTGATGCCGGGGACATGCTAGATGGAACAGTAGGAATTCGTAAATGGGAGGCCCACGAGGCCAAGCAGGAGGCTTGCTACGAGGCTCTAATTGATCTATGGGTCTCACTACCAAAGCGTGAGCAAACCAATGCTAACAAGCAATATGAAGCCATATACGGGTATACAATAATATGAAGCCATATAATAGTTGGCAACAATACGCTTCGTATTACAATTTGAAGTTGGATAACTTTAAGGGATGCGGTAAGACTGTGTCAGTGAATGTAGCCTACACACGGAAACGCAGTGATCGTGCAGACATTCCTTGTGGGAATACTTTCCGCTCTGGTTCAGGTGGTGGGATTGAAACAGAACGTGCTATCTGTGAGGGGTGTTTCACCAAGAATGTAAGCCAGTAACAAAGACAGGTAGTTAAAAGCCGTCACTCAGATAATGGGTGGCGGCTTTTTGCGACATGTTTTGTGTCGGTTTATCCAGTAGAGTATTAATTAATTGTTTACTGGACTATTGAATAATTATTACTGTATGATTTCCAGCGCCCACGGGCAAATGGAAAGGGAGTAATTTATGTACAATTCTTACGGCTTTTTAATCCCAGTTTTCTGGACACTAGTCGCCATTTCCGTAGTTCTGATAAGAATTTACGGGTAACCCCAAAGCACCGCAGGGAGCCACTATTAGACATTAGGTCAATAGACGTGCCTCTTGCCAAGACCGTAGAGACACTTAAAGACAACGGTAAAGGGAGAAGGGAGAGAATCCCCCTCCATAAGCCGAAGACTTAAAGTAGTCTTAAAGAAGGAAACTAAATGAATAACTTAAAAATTACGGCTAAGACGGAGTACCCAACTGGGCCTCCTAGTTCTACAGCGTACCGTTTCAATAGTCTTAGATGTCGGACTCTGAAGTGGCACTCTGAGTGGAATTACCACTGGAGTCTCGTTTTCACGGACAGGATGAGCGATACCGCCCCAATGTTTATTGACCCGATGGGTACATTCGTCACGTTTAACCAAACGAACTTTGGCAATAATCTAAATGCACAAGGCCCCAATGGGCCAAACGAATAGCAAACGAAAGGAATACAATCATGGCAACACATTCAAAAGCAACAGATGCCGCAAGTAAAGCCAACAGGAAGCGCGGGGGTCTCATGATTAAGAGCCTACGCAATCAAATGGGCTATACGCAGCGCGAACTTGCATCAAAATGTGAACTGGACTACTACACGTTCATTAGTCAGATAGAAGCAGGGGTGGGCAAGATTCCACCACAGAAGTTGAGAATTTTCGCTGAGTCTTTGGGTGTTAGACCAACAGTATTCGCGCGAGAGATCTTAAAGTATTACGACCCGGTTATGTTTGAAATTCTGTTCGACACATCATCAGATGAACCGACAGACTACCAAACCTTAAAAAATGAGAAATAAAGAATGTCGGAAAGCAAAGCAGATTGTGGATGGGAAAGTAAAATACAAGATATCTTCTCAAAGTTAGAAGGCGAGAATGTAGTGATACAAACTGGTCTAACTGACGAGGGCGATATTTGGTGGTCAGCTAATGACACCCATCTGTCTATGGGTAAAGAGCAAGGGACAGTCACGCTGTTTAACCAGTGGGAATGGCAAGCAGCCTTCCCAAGTCTGGAAATCTGCCACTCGATGATAGTAGGTGATTGTAATAATCCAGTAAACTAGGAACTAGTAAAAAGGGTTATAGAATTATCAATGGGTAATAATACCCGTTAATAAAAAATAGGACTAAAATATGACTACATTATTCCGCAGGACGGATAAAGACGGAAAGGTAATTAGCCAGAACTGGAACTTTAGCCTTAACGGGCAAAGAAAATCCACAGGCTGTCCCCACAAACGGGAGGCCATGAAGATCGCTGAGATTATGCTGTCGAAAGAGCGAACACATAAAGTTGCCGGGCTAACAGACGAGGCCACTATTGGTGAGGTTGTTCAGCGTTACGTTGACCGCCAAACTTTGATGTCGGACACAGGTGGCAACCAAGCCAGAGCCTTCCAAAAGAAACTCACTGGGACGTTCCCGGCAGATGAACTTTATCGTGTGCCAAACAAGGTGATGCCTTACAGTTTAGATCCTAAACGCAAGTGGTCTAGCATGACCAACCGGGATTTAGATTTGATCATGACCAACCGTAAGTTGGAAGGTTATGCCAACGCCACGATCAATAAAGATCTGGACTATCTTGCTACGATCCAAAAAGCGTGTAGGAAAAAATGGGCTATCAAGATAAATCATGATTTAGACTTTGAAGACCTCAAGTTAAAAGTCACCCAGAAATTCCGAGCAGCCAGCCAAGAGGAAGAACAGAGGCTTATCGATACGCTTAACCCCATGACCAAAACGTACTTGAACAATTGTACATGGGACAAAGCACCAAGACGCCAACGTCTTTGGGCGGTCGATACATTCCAACTGTTAATCGTCTATCTGGACACAGGTGTTCGATCAGCAGAGGGTCGTTCTATTCGCTGGGACGAAGTTGACACGGTTAACTGGGTCGGGCTTAAAATCTGGCGTAATAAAACCAAACGCTATGACATGCTACAAATGACGGATCGTCTTCGTGAGGTTATCCAATCTCGCTACAAGTACAAAGATGTCAGGGATTCCATGTATGTGTTTCCCCATGCCTTCGATACCGAGAAACCTAAGACAGGCTACCTTGGTGCATTACGAAATGGAATCGACAAGGCCGGGCTTAACGATCCTGAGTTAGTCAGGCGTTACGGTAAGTTCACTGTCCACAGTTTGCGTGACTCTTATGCCACCAGATTGACCGAGCAGGGTATCGTTCCCTCAGAGTTGATGCATTTGCTAGGCCATGCCAATGAAGAGATGAGTATGAAATATATTCATATGCGCCCGAAGGACGCCATTGCCAAAGGTACGAAGATGCGTAACGGCATAGCAGGAGAATTACCTAGCACCCTAGACCAGAGTCTGGTTGATGCTTACGAGGGTAATCGGCTGTAAGTCATTGATTTGACAGACAGTATATAGTTTACTACACAGACAGAATACAGACAGTATTCGTTTATTAACCCATAACGTATTGAAATATAAAGAATATATTTTTATACACTAAGTCATCCACAGGCATTGGGGATACATTGCGCTAACCCGCTGTATCTCTAGTGTCCTGTGGTTTTTTCCGTTTTACTGAACCAAACGCCCTACCTGATTGGGTATTTTTTTTGTACAGTAAACCATTGTCAATAAGTCCATGACTAGTACATGTCAGGGCGATTTTAGGGTATATAGCACATGACAGACAGTATACAGACAGTTAGTGACCAAACCTCAACTCTGTTGATAACGGAGAAGGAGAGAGAAATTTACTGGGAAGCTGCCGCCATTGACCGTGGAAAGGATCGGTATCGCGCAGCATTTAATACAGTAAAGTACTCACGCGATGGTACTGTTAAACATGAATCAAGCGAGTTAGGTGATGTCCCGCCCGGTCAAATCATTCTCAAAGAAATGATGATACATGCTGTCCCACACTTCCAATCGGCTATCGAAGAAGCCAAGCAGGAGATAGCATCTGGTCGTAAGGGAAAGCACAAAGAATGGTGGTGGCTGATCGGTTGGCTAAGTGCAGAAGAGATTGCACTGGTGACCGCAAGAACTATCCTGACGGAGAAAGCCAGCGGTCAAAGCTATCAAGGTCGTGCGGCAACAGGACTAAACCTACGCATAGGCCAAGCCGTGAAAGAACAGATCGAATTCAATAAGTGGAAGAAGAAAAGTAAGATCCTATCGGCTGAAGATGGAGGTGTAGATTTTGCTGCATGGCTGATCAAAGAGGTTGGTGGAACAATCAACCGCAGAACTTGGGCGCGGTGGAAATCCAAAATGGATCAGATTGAAAATGAGGATTGGCCTACCGATACGCGAGTGCATATCGGAGCGAAACTTTTAGATCTGATGGTTCGCAATGGAGGCGGTTGGTTTGAAGATCGGATGATCTATAAGTCGGGCAAGACCGAGCGAAGGATCTTCCTTAGTGAAGCTGCCCAAGCTGCCATTACCGACATCAATGCTCAGCTAGAAGTAAACCGTCCTTACATGGTTCCCATGAGGATGCAGCCCAATCCTTGGGAGCATTCTTACAATGACGAGGGAAGGCTGACAGGCTTTACCGGGGGCTATGAAATTATCCAACATAAGATCATGCGGTCAGGTATGTATAAGCACACCGCTGCACATCCAGATGCATTAAGTGACCAGTTCCTAGATGCTATCAATACAGTTCAATCAACAGAGTGGCAAGTCAACGATTTTATCTTAGACATTATTCTTGAGGTAAGAGCAGACGGTGGTGACCTTGGCGGGATGCCATCAATTGAGGATATCCAACCACCAGAAAAGCTGTCAGATGAACAATGGCAGTTAATGGATCAAGTCGAGCGTGGTGAATGGAAGCTGAAGATCAGTGTAATCCATGAAGATAATGCAAAGATGCAATCAAAAAGAGAAAGCCTGATCCGAAAGCTGGACATGGCCCGAAGCCTTCGTGGCGAACACACTTACTAGAGACTTAAAAAATGAAAAGAATTAGTTCACGACACACATACCCCCACTTCGCTGATTTCCGTACCCGCCTATACCCAATGGCCCAAGATCTAAATCCACAAGGTGACCAGATCTGCAAGGGGCTACTACAATTCCACCATGCAAAACCATTAGGAGATCGAGGTCTTTACTGGTTGAAGATCAGTCTAGCCAACACAGCAGGGCAGGACAAATCAACGTGGGCTGAGCGTATAGATTGGGTAGATGCTAATCATGACCTGATCGTAGACTCCGGGTTAAACCCTCTGGACGGTGAACGATTGTGGGCAGATCCTTCCATCGATGAACCATATGTTTTCTTGGCGGTTGCCCGTGAGTATGCTCTTGCTACACAGCTAGATAACCCACAACATTTCCTGAGTCGGACGGTGTGCGCGATGGATGGAGTGACCAATGGTATGCAGTTGCTAAGTCTATTGGGCAAAGACAAAGACGGAGCAATCAAGACGAACTGTAGCAGCCTACAGAAGCGGTATGACCTGTATTCAGAAGTCATGGAGGCCGTGATCAAGCTGAATAATGAACACGCTCTACTGGGCCGACAGGAGGCTCTAGCGTGGATGGGAAAGATCACAAGAAAAACGGTTAAGAGGGCAGTTATGACAACGCCCTATGGAGTTACCCCTAGAGGGATAGCAACCCAGCTAGTCAAGGATGGATTCTGTGAAGATCTCACTGGTCGCAAGGGGATCAATGCCGCATACATGCGGGATCTGATAGTTGAGTCCTTGAAGACAAGCGTCAAAGCCGCGTCAACGATTATGGAATACTTCCAAGATTGTGCCAAAGCTTTAGCAGCACAAGAAATCCCATTGAAATGGATTACACCAACAGGTGTGGAATGCACACAGGCTTATCATAAGCTGTCTAAGACGAGAGTCATGACGCTAATGGGTGAGTTTAGCTTGTGGGATGAAGATGCCACGCTGGGGCTTGACGAGCGTAAGAACCACCTAGCTGCCTCACCCAATGTCATTCACAGTTTTGATGCTGGACTGTTGCAGTGCGTAGCACTCAGGTTGAAGCATGATTACGGGGTTAGTTCGACTGCGTTTATCCATGACTCGTATGGCGTCCATCACGGTCAGCTAGACTGCGGTGAAAATGCCGTGGATGTACTGCATAAAGTAATTCGTGAGGAAGCACACAGAATATTCAAGGGTAATTGCCTAGTGGATTTCCGTGACCACATTCACAGCTATGCTCCCCATGTCGAGTTACCGATGCCACCAGCACAGGGTGATTTTAATATTGATGAACTCCTAAACTCACCTTATTTCTTCAGCTAAAAAGTACAGTAAACTCATAACCTTAGAGTACTGGTCAATAGACGTGCCTCTTGCTACAACCATATGTCGAGGTAACAGCAATGCTTGAACTACTCAGGCTCGGTGATTCACAACTCGCTTCTAAAGTTATGACTCACCTCATGAACGGTCACCCACTCCCGGTTGACCTTTGTATAAAACTTAAAAGTTTGGGTATTGACCCAGACAAATTACAAAATCAATACGATATCTAAAGGATCTCAAGAATGGCTAAGAAAAATTTCATCAAAGTATTATCTCCAGTAGGCACTGCACAGTACGCATGGATCGCTCGCCCAGACCAAGGGCATGAGTTCTCAGATGGCAAGTACAAAGTAACCCTAATGATGAACCCTGATGAAGAGGGTGTGTCAGAAGCTATCGCTCGTATCAACACGGCTGTTGAAGACGCAGCTATTGCTGAGTGGGGCAAGCTACCTAAAACATATCGCTCTCCGATCAAGTCAGGTGATGACATCGCAGACGAAAAGGAAGGCAAAGAAGATTTGCGTGGCATGTTTATGCTAACTACCAAATCAAAGTTCCAGCCCGGTATGGTCGATGCAGAACGCAAAGAACTACCCGAAGATGTTTTCGTAAGTAGTGGTGACACCATTCGTGTGTCTGCCGTGCTAATCCCATACACCGCTGGCGGCATGAAAGGTATTGCCATGCAGTTACGCAACGTCCAGTTGCTTGCACAACGCAGCGGTAACGACAGTGGCGGTGGTGACGAGTTCGATGATGTGTCGGGATACTCGACTGAGTTTAGCGCGTCAAGCATTCCTGCAACTTCTCAAGAAGAACCCCAATCAGGATCATCAAATGAAGCAGAGCCAGACGACTTTTAATATACCCGTCAATGCCTCCTACTTCCTCTTACCCGTTCAGCCAGTGCCAGCCTCCCGTCCTCGGATAGGGAGGTTCGGTGCATATTATGGCAAGAACTACGAAGCGTTTCGCACAGACGCTCAGCCTATCTGCAATCAAGCCAAGTTCACTATCACTGACAGACCACTACGACTGTGGATGGAGTGTGTAGTAACTAAGCCCAAGCAAGGCAAGCTGAGATTCCCGCGTGGAGACATAGACAACTACATCAAAGGCCCACTTGATGTAATGACCAAGGCCGAAAGGTTTTGGAATGATGATGATCAGATCGTTGAACTGCTGGCAAGCAAACGCTATTGCGTTGGTGATGAACCCTGCGGTATTCACATCTGGTTTGAACCTATCGAAGACAAACCTTACAAGTAGGAAGACCTATGTCCGAATGGATAGAAACCCACAAGCCCTGCCCTATAAGCGGATGCTCCAGCACCGATGGTTACTCAGTCAACTCTGAGGGGTGGGGAACCTGTTTCAGTTGCGGTGGTAAGACACCCCCGAATGATAAACCGAAGGCGATTAGCATGACCACAAAGAAATTAGACTTACTACCTACGGGTGTTTACAAATCATTAGCCAAGCGAAACCTTGATGACATGGTCTGTAAGAAATTCGGATATTCCGTAGGCGAAGATGCCAAGGGAAACACAGTACAGATAGCAGCCTATCGTGATGCTATGGGACACACAGTCGCACAGAAATTACGCTACGCTGGTAAAGACTTTCGCAGTACAGGTGACATGAAGAAAGCCCAGATGTTTGGGCAGCACCTTTGGAAGATGGGTGGCAAACGCCTCGTCATTACCGAAGGAGAGATTGACTGCCTCGCTTATGCAACCGTGACTAATTCATCGTGGCCTGTGGTGTCAGTAAAGTCAGGCGCACAGTCAAGTAAGGGTGATATCAAATCCGCGCTTGAATTCATTGAGTCGTTCCAAAATGTAGTGTTCCTGATGGATCAAGATTCTGCGGGTATTGAAGCGGCTCATGAATGTGCTGCGTTACTCAGTCCGGGCAAAGCCTTCATAGCCTCATTGCCGTTAAAGGATGCTGGCGAAATGCTAGTGGCTCACCGTGGCAAAGAGTTGATGCAAGCTGTCTACGAGGCAAAGGCATTTAGACCGGACGGTATCCTGTCAGGTGCTGATATTTCGATGGATGATTTGCTGTCAGTAGTTGCTCCAGGATTTTCAATACCGTACCCAAAGTTAGAGGCAAAGTTGCATGGTCTTCGCAAACGCGAGTTAACTCTCATGACTGCTGGATCAGGCATCGGCAAGTCTACTTTGGCAAGAGAGATCGGCTATCACCTCGTCAAAACTCATGGCCTTAAAGTTGGCAACGTGTTCCTTGAAGAGTCTTACACCAAGACTGCTCACGGTTACATAGCTATCGACAATAACGTGCCACTAGGTCGGCTGCGTGAGGAACCAAACTGCATTACTCCAGCGGCTTATCAAAAGTCATTGGATTCTGTTGTGTCCAGCCAATACTTCTATGACCACTTTGGATCAATAGATTCCGCAAACCTAATCAGCAAACTTAAATACATGGCTACCTCTTTGGAGTGTGACTTCCTAATACTGGATCACATTTCAATCGTGGTGTCGGGTCAGAAGTCTAGCGGTGAAGGGGAGAGGAAGGACATTGACTTATTAATGACTGCACTGCGTGGTCTTGTTGAGCAGACAGGTGTGGGCCTTATCGCTATCACCCATCTAAAGAGACCAGACGGTGGACGCAAGTCATACAACGAGGGTGGTCGAGTAACGCTACAAGATATGCGTGGCTCAGCCTCACTTGAACAACTGTCAGACAACATCATCGCTGTTGAGCGTGACCAGCAGGGCGATAACCCTGATCAGTCCCGTATTCGACTACTGAAGAACAGAGAATTTGGTGACCTAGGTGAGGCAGATTTGAATGAGTTCAACCTGATAACTGGTCGGTTACTTCCTGTTAGTGAGTCACTTATTAAACCGTCAGGCTTTACTGACTTCGATCCAGACGATGTTCCGTTTTAAAAACATGTAGAAAATTTTAATCAAGGATTCATATGAATGTTCTTATCGCAGATTTAGAGGCCGATGGTCTCTTAGATACCATTACAACCCACTGGTGTTTGTCAGTAGGTGATCCAAAGACCTCAGAGATTACATGCTATGCAGACCAGCCGGGCTACCCTCCGCTTAGTGAAGGCTATGCGAGATTGGCTACAGCAGACCGCGTAGTTTTTCACAATGGCCTAGGCTATGACCTACATGCGATCAACAGGATCGTACCGAACACTCTTAGATTTGAACAGGTGTATGACACGCTGGTTCTATCTAAGATGCTGTTCCCAGATAGACGTTCCCATGCCTTGGCAGCGTGGGGTGAAGACCTTGGGTTCCCTAAGATGGACTTCTCAGACTTCTCACAGTGGCATCCCATGATGGGAACTTATTGTAATCAAGATGTGCTGGTAACTATTAAAGTTTACCAACGATTGCAGCAAGAGTTACTGGGTTGGTTCAAGCAGAAGCAAGTTGATTGGCGACCCGCCATTAAGCTGGAACACAAGGTCGCATTTTGTCTCCATCTACAGGAGCAACATGGGTTTAAGTTAGACATACCAAAGCTAACTGAACTTTATATTGAACTCTCAGGTGAGAAGTTTGACATAGAGAAAAACCTAAAGGACATATTCCCACCCGTCATCATTCCAGAGAAGGGAACGTGGGATTGGAAGCTGCGGTTATGGAACCAAGTAGAAGTAACCACACCCAAGGTAAGCAACAAGGGTCGTGGTGTTACTAAGGGAATCCCGTATACCAAGATTACTGTTCAGCCATTCAACCCCGGCTCGCGTCCTCAATGTACCTATCGTATTAGTAAGGCCCACTCAGATTGGCAACCACTAAAGCTGACGCCTACTAATATTCCACAGATCAATGAGTCCACTCTCAAGAACTTAATCTACCCCGAAGCCGCTGCTCTAAACCGTTATCTGCGTATCAGTAAACAGTTAGGTCAGGTGTCCGAGGGTGCTAACGCATGGATGAAGTTGGAGAAGGGTGGTCGCATACATGGTCGTGTCAATCAGTGTGGAACTAGGACACACAGGATGTCCCATTTCTCACCGAATGTTGCACAGGTGGACAAGAAAGATCTAAGAATGCGAGAGGTCTGGACTGCTAACGAAGGTGACAAACTTGTAGGCTGCGATGCCGAGGGTCTGGAACTTAGAGGATTAGCTAACAGACTTTTCTTCTGGGACAAGGGGGCCTACGCCAAAGCCGTAATCTACGGTGATAAGGCAGACGGGACTGATGCCCACAGCCGCACGATGAAAGCAGCAGGAATGCCAGATCGTGATTCCAGCAAGACCCTAATTTATGCTCTGCTCTATGGTTCAGGTAATCCTAATATAGGGCAGATCTATGTGTCTGCATGGAAAGCCAAGGGTGTTATTAAGAAGGGTAGGCTACCGGGTATCGGCAAGCGTATCCGTGACGATCTTGCCAAGGGTATCGTTGGCTTAACGCCTCTTACTGAGTTGTGTAAGAAGCGTACCCGTGAGCAAGGCTACTTAAAGAGTGCTGATGGGAGACCTATCATTTCCCCAACAGAGCATTCGGCACTAAATTCGTTGCTGCAAAGTGACGGTGCTGTTGTTATGAAGGAGGCTCTGGCTCACTTTCATTTCAAACTCTGCGTAGATGCAGGACACGTTGACCCTATCACTTACGAATCACTTACCTTCGACTACTGCGCTAACGTCCATGACGAAGTTCAAATGTCAGTGCGTCCAAAACATGCCGATTCTATTGGCAAGCTGTTCGCACAGGCAATCAAAGAGGCTGGTGAAAACTTAAACATGAACTGTGAACTCGCTGGTGCATATGACATCGGTGATAACTGGAAGGATACCCATTAATGTACGGACTTATAGACGGTGACATCATCGCATTTCGCAGTTCAATTGCGGCTCAAGAACTTTGGGACGATGAAATAATAATCGATAGCCGCAAGGCAATTCGTAACGCAGACAAGTTGATTGGCGAATGGATGCACGGGTCTCGCGCCAAGATGCCTATCCTCACACTCAGTCCCAAGAATGGCGGCAACTTTAGGAAGGTTATTAACAGCGATTACAAAGCTAATCGCAAGGGTACAGATAAGCCTGTCGCCTACAACGCAGTGATCGAACACCTAGAAAATAACTACAAGGTCAGTCGCATTGAGGGTCTTGAAGCTGACGATGTCATGGGTATACATGGCAGCAACCCGCGACTTAAAGGCTCAGTCGTTATCACTATTGATAAAGATCTTCTGACTGTCCCTTGTAAATTGTTTAACCCAATGAAAATGAAACGCCCACAAATGATCAGACCATTTAGTGCTGACCACGCGTGGATGATTCAGACCTTGATGGGCGACAAGACTGACGGTTACGCAGGAGCCAAAGGCATTGGCCCTAAAAAAGCCGAGGCTGCACTAGGCGACTGCGGCAACGTGGCACAGATGTGGAAAGCTGTTACCGCTTTGTATGAGAAGCAGGGACAGACAGAGCAAGAAGCGTTACTCAATACACGCATGGCTCGGATACTTAGGTATGAAGACTATGACGAAAGCAATCACCGCATCAAACTTTGGGGGCCTAGTGGTCACGAATGGTTAGATCTGGAAGGAGAACATGATGGAACATCTATTTAATGCATTGGGTGATTTGGTACAGGCTATAACCTACGCAGGTTTAACCATATTCGGTTTGTATCTTATGGATCTATTGTTCGGGCCTGAGACCCGTGAAGAAGAAAAGGATAAAGATGCATGATTATTAAATTTTATACGGAAGGCTGCGCCCCATGCAAAGCTGTCAGTCAAGTTTTGAATAGCTTAGAAATTGACTATGAAGAGATTGACATTGGTAAGGACATTGACAGGGCTATCCATTACAAAGTTCGTAGCGTACCTACCATAATCAATACTGAAACAGATGCCACCCTCGTTGGATTTAAGGGCATTACGGAAACTACGGAGTGGATAAATGACAATTGTAATTGACTATAGTCGTAACAACAGCATGTCTGAACAAGCAAGAACTCTGTTAAAAGATTACTACTGCTTAGAAGGGGAAGATCCACAGGATGCATTCGCCCGTGCGGCTACCGCATTCTGCAAGAACGACTATGACCTAGCGCAGAGAATATATGACTACGCATCCAAAGGTTGGTTCATGTTCTCGTCACCTATCCTATCTAATGCCCCTAGGGAGGGGGAAAAAATCCGTGGACTACCTATATCATGCTTCCTTACTTACGTTCCTGATAGCTTGCATGGCCTTATCGATCATACGTCAGAGTTGCGCTGGCTTAGCGTTAAGGGTGGTGGAGTGGGCGGTCATTGGAGCAGCATTCGGAGTACTAGTGATGTGGCTCCTAGTCCAATACCATTCTTAAAAACAGTGGATGCAGACATGACCGCGTATCGCCAAGGCACAACCCGCAAGGGCAGCTACGCGGCTTACCTTGATGTGTCTCACCCTGACATTATTGAGTTCATGAACATCAGGGTTCCCACTGGTGGCGATCCAGATCGTAAAGCCTTTAACATTCACAACGCAGTGAACATCACTGACTCATTCATCGAAGCTGTTATGGCTGATGCTGAGTGGGACTTGATCGATCCAAACGATCAGACAGTCCGAGAGTCAACGTCTGCGCGTGGTCTGTGGCAGCGGTTGTTGGAGACAAGGTTTAGAACAGGTGAGCCTTATCTAAATTTTATCGATGAAGCTAACCGTAAACTACCACCAGCTATGCTGGACAAAGGATTGAAGATCCACGGTAGTAATCTCTGCAACGAGATCCATCTACCGACTTCTGAAGACCGCACTGCTGTCTGCTGTCTGTCATCTGTGAACCTAGAGCATTACGATGAATGGAAGGACACAACAATGGTGTCTGACCTAATCACCATGCTTGACAATGTAATAAGCTTCTTCTGCTTCCATGCTCCCAAAGAGTTACGCAAGGCTGTCTATTCAGCTACGCAGGAACGCGCACTGGGTCTAGGTGCGATGGGTTTCCATACCTATCTTCAGCGTAAGGACGTGCCGTGGGAAAGCCCTATGGCTAACACTCTGAATGAGAATATGTTTGCCCACATCAAAGCACAGGCATTATCTACTACTGTATATCTTGCAGAAGAACGTGGGTCGTGTCCTGACATAGAGGGGGTTCGTAACACACACTTGTTAGCTATCGCACCCAACGCGAACAGTTCAATACTTGCTGGTTGTTCACCTTCGATTGAGCCGTGGAAGTCCAATGCTTATACCCACCGTACTCGCGTAGGTTCTCACTTAGTTAAGAACCCGTACCTAGACAAGGTAATCAAAGCGCATAAATCAGATGTTGATTGGGTTGAAGCACAGTGGAAGTCGATCATTCTAAATGAAGGCTCTGTTCAGCATTTAGATTGGCTGAGTGATTGGCACAAAGATGTGTACAAGACAGCGTTTGAGTTGGATCAGCGTTGGGTTGTAGATCATGCAGCCTCTCGTCAGCCATTCATCTGCCAAGGTCAGTCAGTAAATCTATTCTTCCCCGCAGGGACAGATAAATCATATGTCAACGAGGTTCACCTTCGGGCCTTTAACAAGAAACTAAAAGGACTCTATTACCTTCGTACCAGTGCAGGGGCTAAAGCCGACACTGTGTCAATAAAAGCCACACGCGTGGCATTGAAAGACTACGAAGATGATGACGAGTGCTTATCATGCCAAGGATAAAATCATGAGTCTTTTAGAAATCAGTACAGCTTACAAACCATTCAAGTATCCCAGCCTCGTTAACCGTGCTATTGAGCATGACAAGATCCACTGGGGAGAGTGGGAAGCCAGCCTCATGGAGGACGTTAACCAGTGGAAGTCTGGGAAGATTAGCGCACCAGAGAAGGAGTTCATCCAGCAAATCCTTCGCTTGTTTACTCAGTCTGATGTGGTTGTTGGAGGATCATACGTTGAGGTGTTCTTACCCAACATTAAAAACAACGAAGCCCGAATGATGATGATGTCTTTTGCTCAGCGAGAGTCTATCCACATGAGGTCTTACGCCTTCTTAAATGACACGCTTGGATTCCCAGAGTCTGAGTACTCTGCGTTTCTTGAGTATGAGGAAATGTCAGAGAAGCTTGAGTTCATGCAGGACTTCGATGTGTCCACCAAGGCTGGCTTAGCTAAAGCCCTAGCGCAGACAGTGTGCAACGAGGGCATGAGTTTGTTCTCAGCATTCGTAATGCTATTGAACTTTCAGCGTGTCGGAAAAATGAAGGGCATGTGCGAGATTGTTGAATGGTCAATCCGCGATGAAACCATGCATGTAGACGGAATGACTGAGTTGTTTCGTATCTATCTAAAAGAAAATCCAGAGGTCGTTAATGACGAGTTTAAATTATCTGTATACGAAATGTACCGAACTGCTGTTGATCTTGAAGATAAGGTTATTGATCTGGCGTTTGACATGGGGAGTGTGGAAGGTATCACGGCTAGTGAAGTCAAGGACTACATCCGATACATCGCAGACAGAAGACTAACTAACCTAGGGTTAAAGCCTAACTGGGACATAGCGGAGAACCCTCTGCCGTGGCTTGATTGGGTATTAAGTGGCGATAGCTTCAAGAATTTCTTTGAAGGTCGTGTGACTGACTATAGTGCAGACGGAATGACGGGTGATACATGGGGATGGTAATGCGAAAGGAAAGGAAGAACAAACGTAAGCCAGTTAGGGATGTGCAGGATAAGTTCCTAGACGACAAGCGCAATGCAGTACCACCTCTGCGTCCACAAACGGACACACAGGCTGACTACATGGCAGCGTTAATGTGCAACGATCAGGTCGTGGTGCTTGGCCCTGCGGGTACGGGTAAAACATTCATCGCTTCTACTGTAGCGGCTGACCTCTATCGACTAGGTAATATCGATAAGATCGTCTTAACCCGGCCCAATGTTACCGGGTCTAAGTCGTTAGGTTTCTTTCCCGGAACAATGGAAGAAAAGATAGCACCTTGGGTTGTGCCGTTCACCGATGTCATTCGTAAGCGCATGGGTGGTGGGCAGTACGACATTGCTTTGAAGCATAAAGCGATTGAGATCATACCGTTTGAAGTCATGCGGGGTCGTACATTCGACAACGCATTCATCATTCTTGACGAAGCTCAGAACACCACGCCCGAAGAAATGAAGATGTTTCTAAGTCGTGTGGGTAAGGATTGTACTGTCGTGGTCAATGGTGATGTTCGCCAGCGGGACATCAAAGTTACGTCTGGATTAGAGACCGTGATCAGGTTGATTAGAACCCAAGGATTACCTGTATCTCTCATTGAGTTCAGTATGGAAGACATTGTCCGAAGTGGGGCATGTGCGATGTGGATAAAAGCATTTGATAAGGAAGGATTATAAATGGCTATTGCTTATAGGTTCGGTTCTATTGAACACAAAAGATCGATGATTGCTAATGCTAAGTACCGGGCGAAAGGTGCGGGTATTACATTTAACTTGGAGGTCGAAGACTTAAATATACCTGAGTGCTGTCCCGTATTAGGTATATCTCTGAGTGCTGGTAACAATCAAGGTGGCAAATCAACTAGTGCTACTTTAGATCGACTTGATCCAGCAATTGGGTACACACCTGACAACACAGCGGTTATCTCAATGAGAGCAAACCGAATGAAGTCGGACTGTACGCCAGCAGAAATCATGCAAGTTGCGCTTTGGACTCAACGTAAACTAGGTAGGTCGGAGGCACTTAATGGCACATTATGATTGTACGAAATGTGGTCACCCAATGGGGCTTAACCCTAGTCATTGTGACGTTTGCATTTATAACGCTAAAGAACTGTTACTACCTGACCCAACTATAACTGAGGAACATACAGGCGGCAGTTCTGGCTACTACCGCGTGAAGGTTAGAAACCCTACGACAATACCCACAAGTTATAAAGCTGAGTGTAACGACATTATCGAATCTTTAGAAATGACATTTGCCGAAGGCAACGTATTCAAAGCGATATGGCGTTCAGCCGCTGCCCGTCAAGGTAAGGAGAAGAAAGGCAACAATAGTGTTTATGACGCAGAGAAGATGGTGTTTTTCTCGGAGCGTATCTTAGCAGCCAGTAAGGAAGATTAATGTATGAGTGAAGAAGATAAGATCGTTAGCAAGGCTAACTCCGAAGCGTACACCGATAACTGGGAGAGACTGTTTGGTTTTCAATTACCAGCGGGTCAGAAGACAGTAAAAGACCGTGTCGATCTAGGGCTGTCACCCAGTACCGTGGTAGAGGATTATGTAGATGAAGGCTGAATACATAGATCACATGGGCAGCGATGCCTCTGTGGTCAAAGCAGCAAGAGTATCCTTCGCGGCTGATGGACTTGAGTTTGATGGTGAAAGGGATTCGGGGTTAATCAACTACCTCGCTAAACATAATCACTGGACTCCCTTCGCTCACACTTCTATTACCGTGCGTATGACTGCTCCTGTTCCTATTAGGACACAGTGTTTCAAACACAAAGTCGGATTCAGTGAGAATGAAGAGTCGCGTAGATACATTAGTTCTAGCCCGAAGTTCTTTATACCGCAGCAATTCCGGAAGCACCCAGAGGGTTCTGTCAAACAGGGTTCTGGTGAAGACATGCACCCAACAGGCAATAAGTATTGGAGGCGACATTTTCAGTCTAACAATAGTATGTGCTTAGATTCATACGAAATGGCGATTGCGGGTGGTATGTGTCCCGAACAAGCTAGGTTCCTTCTACCTCAAGGAATGGAGGTTAGCTGGTATTGGACAGGGTCATTATCAGCCTATGCTCGGTTCTATAAGCAACGTACTGATCCACACGCTCAGCAGGAGATAAAAATCCTGGCACTAGAAGTTGGTGAAATTTTGAAACCCTTATACCCTGTAGCTTGGGGAGCATTAACTAGTTAAAAAACTTACGCACTGTCGGAGATTTCCCCTCTGACAGTGCTTTTTTATGTCAATAGGCGGGTCTCATGCCAGAGGTACTAAAAAATGAGTAACGAAATCGAAGAACAAACTCTTCCAGAATTCCCCCAATCCTCCCGTGAACTTTTAGTTTTACTAAATCATCACTACCCAGCGCGTTGTATTGCGTACAACGAATCAGAAATTTCTGCTCACAGATATGCGGGTATGCGTGAATTGATTGATGAATTAGTTGTTTGGCAGGAGGAAGCGGATGAAACACCAAGTACGGGTATGCACTAGTGAAGACTTAGACTCTATGCTTCACTTAGCTAGGGCTATGCATCAAGAAAGTCCCGTCTATAAAGTCTTACCTTTGGACTCAGTAAAACTTTTAAAAATAGCTGAAACTGCAATAGCGTTTCCAGACCTAGCGACTATTCTAATAACCACAGATGATGATGGTTTAATTACGGGAATGTTAGGTGCAATCTCTACCACCGAATTCTTTGGCCCATCTGTATCAACATGTGATTTATTTCTCTATGTTAAGAAAGAATACCGGGGGTCTAGGGCCGCAGTAAAACTAGTTCGGGCCTACCAGAAGTGGGCAGAATCTTTAGGAGCTACTCGCATACATCTTGGAGTAACCACGGGTATGTTAATCAAAGAAACAGGAGGTCTGTACGAAGCACTTGGCTTCAAACAATCGGGCATCTTATATACAAGGAACAATCCTCATGGGACTAGTCAAACACAATCGTCCAGCAGTTAAAAAAGAAGTTGCTCCAGTTAAGCAAGTTCCTAAAAAATTAGTTCAAGTTAAAAAGGGAGAGGATAAATAATGTGTTTCCCCACTCCTTCTGCACCACCAGCACCTAAACCAGTACCAAAAGCCGTTGTTGCTACACCCGAAGAGACAAAGAAAAAAGAAGTAACAGCCTCTCGTAAAATGGCAGCTACAGCAACAAAAGATAAAGCTAAACAAAAAGGTCGTTCATCCTTCCGCATTCAATTAAGTCCGAAGTCTGGTACTAATTATGGCGGCGGTGGTGGAAGCGGTCTAAGCCTCTAGGAGTAGGGAATGTCTGATACAACCCAATCCAGATATGAGTCTCTCAAGTCTAGGCGTGAGCCTTTCTTAACACGCGCTAGAGAGTGTTCTGCAATAACCATACCCGCACTATTACCACCCCAAGGACACAACTCACACACCGTCTTACCGGCCCCCTATCAAGGGCTTGGTGCTAGAGCGGTTGTTAGCTTAGCTAGTCGTTTAATGATTGCTATGTATCCACCGGGCATGTCCTCGTTCCGACTTCAAATACCGTCAGAGATACTGATTCAAGAAGGTAAGTTGGAGACAGACCAAGAAACAGAGCGTGGCTTAGCATTGTCTGAAAAGGCGATCAGTAACGAGATTGAGCGTAAACAGTGGCGTCAGCCTACTCACCTTACCCTACAGTATCTTATAACTACTGGTAATGCTTTAGAACAAGTCCTACCTGATAACCGTTTACGAGTCTTTCGATTAGACCAATACGTTGTCGTGCGTGATATGACGGGCGAGGTAACTGAAGTTATTATCGAAGAGTACTTCGCACCCACAAACCTTCCTGATGCTGTTCGCTCAATGCTGACCGCAGAGGATTCTCCTACCCAGAAAGTGCCAATCTATACATCGTGTAAGAAGACACAGAAAGGCTACGAGGTTCATCAAGAAGTTGCTGGTAAGAAAGTGGCTAAGTCCACAGGTACTTACGATGTATGCCCCTTCAACGCTCTCCGATGGACTTCGGTAATTGGAGAAGACTATGGTCGTGGCAAGTGTGAGGAACACCTCGGTGATCTTCAAGCCGTAGACGGTCTATCCAAGGCTATGTTGGACGGTGCTGCACTGGCATCACGCCACGTTATGATGATCCGTCCGAATGCGGCTGGTGGTCTTAACTTACGCAGACGTTTAGCTGCTGCTGACAACGGTGAGTATGTGGTAGGCAACCCCGAAGATATCGGAATGTTAGCTTATCAGAATGCGCCCGGCTTACAGGTAGCAAAAGCTGAACTGGCTGAGAAGAAACAAGAGATCGCGTCAGCGTTCTTGATGAACTCTAGTGTTCAGCGTCAGGGTGAGCGTGTTACTGCATACGAATTAAAGATGATGGCAGAGGAATTAGAAGGCTCCCTAGGTGGTGCGTTCTCAATGCTGTCACGCGACATGCAGTCTGCTCGTCTTAACCGTCTGATTATTCAGATGCAAGCGCAAGGCAAGCTACCACCGTGGCCCGAAGGCGTGGTCGAACCAACCGTACTAACTGGACTAGAAAGTTTAGGCCGTGAACAGGACGTTCAGCGCGTAGGTTCAGCACTTCAATTCCTACAGGGTTTACCTCCAGAAATACTCGACTATGTTCGTTGGGAGAAGCTACTAGGTAAGGCGTTTAACGGGCTATCCCTTGAGGATGCGGTTAACACCGAAGATGAAGTGGCTCAGAAACGACAGCAACGTCAAGTTGAACAAGGCATGGGTGCAGCAGCGGAAGCTGGCGGTGCAGCTATGGCACAACAAGCAGTGGAGCAAGGGGGCATGTAGCCCCTTCGCTACTCAAACAGGATACTAAATGACTGAACAAGTTACACAACCAGAACTAGGCTCCGATGAATACAACCAGCAAAAAGCTGCTGAATTCAAAGCGGGTCATGGAACACCATCTGACGAGAATATAGACACAGCCCCGATCCCTGCTAAACCAGAGAACGGTCAGGACAAGTTCTATAACCCAGAGACAGGTGAGTATAACTGGCAAGCACACGCTGCCGAGTTAGAGTACCGCATGAAAGGGGGTTCACCCGATGCGGAAACGAAGGACGAGGAAAGCACAGAGGCCGCACCAGAAGCGGATGCCGACAATGCAGCCCTTGATGTCGTAAGCAAGGCGGGACTTGACGTTGATTCGTTAGTTCAGCAAATCCAGCAAGACGGTAACCTAAGTGAAGATGCTAAAAATGCACTCATTGCTCAAGGCGTTGATGCGGAACTCATTGATTCCTATGTAGACAACCTAAAGTTTAGAATGGATGCGGAATCTAAATCAGCACTTGACTATGTCGGTGGTGAGGAAGAGTGGAATAAGGTTAATTCTTGGGCTGAGAACAATCTCAGTGGCGAAGAAAAGGCTGCTTATAATGACACGTTAAACGGAGACAACTGGAAGATGGCAGTAGATGCAATTAAGTCCCGTATGGGCAGCAACAACGAGCCGAACTTAATGATCGGCAATGAAGTCGGTAACTCTTCTACGGGCTACCGCTCTCGCGCGGAAATGAAACAGGATATGGCAAACCCCGAATATCGGACTAATCCTACATTCCGTCAGACAGTAATCGAAAAGATGTCTGTCAGTACATATGACCTAGACTAGGTCTATGAGCCTCCTGCGGGAGGCTACCCCCTCATTCTAGGGTATCGCCAAGCCAGCGTTACTCACGATAAGGTCGCACTCCCAACATCCTGACACAGCAAGGCTAAGCCGTGTGGGTAATTTTGTGCGCTCTTGAGAAAACCAAACCATTGACCTGCCAAGGCAGATAATCTTTGTGATGGAAACACCCTCAAAACCAATCTACACCGTCCCATAAGGGACTGACACTTTATACATATATTTTTTACAGGGTATTATCATGGCTATTTCTAGCATTACTTCTGCACCATCACGCTTTGGTCAGGGACAATCGTCCCCTACTAATGATCGTGCTTTATTCTTAGACGTATTTGGCGGTGAAGTTTTGACCGCATTCGATCTTGCAACCGTAACTCTTGACAAGCACAACGTAAAAACCGTTGGCGGTGGTCAGCGTTCATTCCGTTTCCCAAAGACTTGGAAAGCGTCTGCCGAGTACCATGTTCCCGGTACTGAATTGATGGGAACTGACATTGAAACTGGTGAGATTTCTATCACCATCGATGACATCTTAGTATCTCATACTGCCGTATCGGACATTGACACTATGTTGTCACACTTCGATGTACGCTCTGAGTACTCAGCCCAGATGGGTCGTGCGTTAGCGCGTGTATTCGATAAGAACGTATTCCGTCAGATCGTATTAGCTGCTCGTACTGCTGCTGATGGGCCATTCCCCGGTGGCGACAAGATCTTTGGTCTTGGTGCTTCTTCTACAGGCGCAGAATGGATCGATGCGATCCGTCTAGCTAACTTGAAGTTCTTTAACTTGTCAGTACCGGAAGAACAGACCCGTTATATGTCTGTTACTGCTGAGACTTTCAACAAGATCAAGTTTGCGAAAGACGCTAACGGTCAATACTTAGTACTTGATGCTGACTTACGTCACTCAGGCGCTGGTGGTATTGAAGGCCGTGCTGACTCTATGACCATTGATGGTGTTCAGATTGTTAAGTCTTTGAACATGCCCAATGCTGACGAAACGTCTGCTGCTGGTGTGTACTCAAAGTACCGCGCAAACTATTCAACCACTACTGGTTGTATCTGGACTGCGGATGCCGTTGCATCTGTTAAGTTAATGGATATCGGTTTTGAATCAGAGCGTGACACTCGTCGTTTGGAAGACTTCTTAGTTGCTAAGATGTTAACAGGCACAGGTACTTTACGCCCTGAGTGTGCTATTGAATTAACTTCAGCAGCCTCTTAACTCTCCCCTAGGATTTTATAATCCTACAAGCCTCACCTTAACGGGTGGGGCTTTTTTTCATTTATGAGGTTCTTATGTTAACTAAACTTGATGCAGTCAATCAGATTCTTGAGTCTATTGGCGAAGATCCAGTTTCATCTTTAAGCTCTGGTCTGCCTGATGCAGAATCAGCCGAACGAATTCTTGACCGAGTGTCCCGCGAGGTACAGGCCAAAGGTTGGCTATGTAACCATGAACGTGATTACACTATGGCTATCACCACCGATGGGACTATTCCATTATCAGGTGATGTTTTACGAATTGATACAGTAGGTGTAGACAAATCTACCCACGTTACAGTCCGTAAATACCTAAACCAACCGCATCTTTATAACATCGTTAAGCACACATTCGTATTTACTGCTGCACTTTCCGTAGACATTATATGGGAACGAGACATAGCAGATCTAACTCCAGAACTACAACTCTACATAACCGCTAAAGCCTCAAGACGATTCCAAGAATCCGAACTGGGTTCTGTTGCGGCTGACCAGTTTGCTGTTCGTGCAGAGCAAGAAGCCTACGCTTCTCTGATGGATGCCGAAGCAGAAGCTGACGATTCTAACGCCTTAACTGATAGTGCATTTTGCCGCTATGTTGTAGGCCGTAACCACGCACTTTACGGGAGATAATCATGGGTAAACTGGTCGAGCAAACCCTTAGAACCATGTACCAAGGCGTAAGCCGCCAGCCTGATACCGTAAGACTACCGGGTCAGGTTGAAGAAGCAGAGAATGTTTTATTCTCAGTTGTGTCTGGAGGTTTCACTAAAAGGCCGGGAACTCAATTTGTCGCTGATGTACAACTTGACCCAGTAGATGCTACTGACCATGCTTTCCACAGCTATGAGCGAGACACTAACGAGAAGTATCTAATAGTTATAGGCAAGGATACAAATGATACTGGCAACGGTGGTCGATGCAACATAGCTATATTTGACCCATCAGGAACAGCGTATAGCCTAACTGCGGGTACTGAAGCTTTAGGATACCTATCTACAGATAACCCTTCGCAAGACTTATCGTTTGCAACAACGGGTGACGTTACTTTTATTGCTAATAAACTAAAAACTGTATTGATATATGAGGATGGTACGTTTCATCACGACACTATGCCTCACCAGTTAGTAAGAGAAGCAGATGGTACTTTCTCATTCCAGATGTATTTGGAGTGGGGTGTGCGTCCCGACACTGGGGCAGTAGGAGCAGCAGCAGAAGCTATTATTCCTTCCCCTGATTTTGTAGGAAAAGGTATATCTGACATTACATTCTTCCGTAACCGTTTCAGTTTTGTATCGGATGAAACAGTTTTCTTCTCCTCGTCTGGTGACTATGTAAACTTCTGGCCCAAGACTGAAGGTCAGGTTATTGATAGTGATCCTTTTGGTAGAACAGCCTCTAGTTCACAGGTCAATAAATTACGCCATGTGGTTGCCTTCAGAAAAGCTTTATTCTGCTCTGCTGAATCATCACAGTTTGAACTATCTGGAGATCCTGCTGTAACTCCTACAACAACAACTATTGATGTAGCAACACAATACACTTCGGAACCTTTGTGTCGCCCTATTGGATTTAGAGACGAACTTTACTTTGCTTCTCGTAGTGGAAGCAGTGCCGTTCTATTTGAATATTTCTATAGCGACAAATCTGTAGGTCACACTGCTAGTGATGTTTTAATCCATGCGTCTGACTACATACCCGCACCGATAACTTGCTTAGTTGGAGACACTGTAACTGGAACTGTTTTAGCGTTAAGTGGTACTGATCGTTCCACTATATATGTCTATAAAACTTATTGGGATGGTGAAAATAAAGCACAATCAGCTTGGGGTAAGTGGACGTTTGGTAGTGGATCTGTACTTCACAATTTAACTATTACCGATGGTGATGTGTTTATTTTAATATCACGAAATGGAATCCTATCGATTGAGAAAATGTCTCTCAATGCTGCTGAGAAGCCTACCAACTTTAAGTACCCACTTAGGCTTGATGCCTTGCAGTATATTGTAGGGGCTTATGATTCAGTATCTAACACAACTACTTATACCAGTGCCTTCCCTGTTGACGCGACAACAATGTCTGCGGTTGCCGATAGCGTTGTAGCACCAATAGGAAGTCAAGGTGCTGTTATAACTCCCATATCATCTAGTGGTAATTCTTTTGTTGTAGGTGGTGATAAAAGTGGAACGCCTATATACCTAGGGTTTAATTACAACATGTCCGTAGAGTTGTCTAAACAATACCTACGAGAGGGTGACAATCAAGCAACAGTTACTACTGGAAGGCTTCAGCTAAAGCGTATGTACTTTGATTACAAAGACACTGCGTTTCTTCAAGTAGTAGTGACCCCCGATAAAAGACCCGCTAAAACTTTTACGTTTAACGGTACAAGCCTAGGCACTATTATCGAAGCTACTCCAGAACTTTTAAGTGGCGTATTTGATGCACCTATTAGATCTGACGGAAGCACCGTAACTATTAAAATCACTAATCCTTCATACATGCCTTGTACTATTACGAGCGCACGGTGGGTCGGGTTCTTCAACGAAATGACAAGGCAGGAGTAATTATGTGCGTCACAGCAATTGTCGCCTCTGCGGTAGCAGGGCTTGCAGCGGCATCCCAACAAGCATCAGTGGCTAAATCGTCTACTGAACGCGCTTATGCTGCTGAAGAAAAAAACCTGGCACTAGTTTATAAAGAGAATGACCGACTACAAAAGGAATCCCATGAGCTATATGACTCAGAGGTTTCAGACCGTATTCGGGCATCGAACCGTGAACTGGGGTCACTAGCTGTCCTACTAGGTGAGCAGGGTGCTTCGGCATCCTCCGCTACGTCTTTGACTTTAGACTCAGCCTATACGACAGGTATGGATATCAGCAGATTAAACACAAGCCGGGATAATCAAACCGCATCTTTACAGGCCAATAAACGGGCAGGACAGATGGGTTATCTAAATCAAACAACACTAGCTTATAGCCAAGGTGCTGCCGCAGTGGCTAACGCCAACGCAAGTGCGATTGGTTCTATAACAGGTGGTATGTCTACCATTGGAGGCTCTGAGTCTTTAACCAGAGATTTCAATAACAAACTACGGGGTTTTAACCGTGGCAAACAATCAGACTATACAAAATATTAAGGGGCTAACTAATGCCAGAATTATCTAATGGCGGTTCTGGCTCACGCACTAGCAGGTCTGGGCGTAGTAACTCAAAGATCCAGACTAGTGCGGGGCCAACCGCTAAAGTACAAATCCAAAACCAGAAACTAGCAACCCAAAATAGCCAATCGATTATGAGTGGCGGTTTAGCCGAAGCTAATGCAATCGGAAACATGGGTAAGGCAATGAGTGGTTTCTTCGGTACGATAGCCGAGGTCGATTCAAACCTAACGCAAGTTGAACGTGCAGAAGAACTTCGTGTTGC